TTCTGAGTGGTTACAAAAATGTACTGGTAAGAGGTATCGTTATGCTCAGAAAAATTAAATTACATGGAGAACTTGCAGAGTTTTTAGGTCAAGACCAATTTGAGGCGGTTGTAAAAAATACAGCAGAAGCAGTTAAGTTTTTAATTACAAATTTTCCAAAATTAGAAGCATATATGAGTAATAGATATTATCAAGTTTTAGTTGGAGATAATGAATTAGATAAAGACCAAATACATGATCCTGTAGGTAATTCAGAAATACATTTTGTACCTGTTATTAGTGGTGCTGGTGGGTCTAGTACTAATAGAATATTATTAGGAGCAGCATTGATAGGAGCTAGTTTCTTGTTCCCGGGTGCTGGTTTGTTTGGTTTTCAAGCACTTGGAGCTACTGGTACAGCAGGGTTAGCTGGTGCAGGTATTGCCACAAAAATTGGAACTGCTATAAGTGCTATAGGTGCAGGTATGGTTTTAAATGGTGTTTCTGAAATATTATTTCCATTGCCTACACCAGAAGAACAAGAAGATGATCCACGCATATCTTTTAACTTCTCAGGGGTGCAAAATACATCAAGAGCCGGAACAGCACATCCCATTGTATATGGAGAAATCGTGTGTGGATCTGTGATTATCTCTGCTTCTGTTGATACGAATCAGGTGGTTGCATGACAAAGAAAATTATCAAAGGTGCTGGTGGCCCTCCTACTCCTCCTACTCCGTATCGTGCGCCTGATACTTTAAACAGCAAACAGTTTGCAACTATACAAGACTTGTTATCAGAAGGCGAGATAGAAGGTTTTGCAACACCATCAAAAGCTGGCATTGCTAAAAGTTCTGCTGATTATTTAATAGCAGCACAAAAAGATATATTTTTAAATAACACACCAATACTTAATGCTAATGCTAGTAATAGTAGTCCAGCAGATGCAGATTTTAATTTTCAAAGTGTTGTATTAGATGCACGTTATGGCACAAATAACCAACTTGTTATACCCGGAATTGAATCAAGTGACCCTGTAAACTCAAGCCCTATATTAGGGTTTCCTAGAGTTTGTACTGTTGCTAATGGTGGAGTAACACAAGCTATTTCCCTTAATAAAGATGCAGTTAGAGTAACAATATCTTTTGGTCAATTACAGAAAGCAGAAGACAATGGAGATTTATTAGGTTCTAGTGTTGAACTAAAAATACAATTACAAACTAATAATGGAACTTTCCAGACAAAAATTCAAGAAACAATAACTGGAAGATCTGCTGATTTATATTCCAAAGAATATCGTGTAAATCTACCAGCAACATATTCACAAGCTGCAATTAAAGTTGTTCGGGTAACAGCAGATAGTACAGATAATTCACTAAAAGATGAATTTAGTGTTTCTGTTATGCAAGAGATAGTAGATGATCCACAGACATATCCTGACTCTGCATATGCACAATTAAGAATAGACTCTGAACAATTTAGCGCAATACCAAAGAGAGCATACAGAATTAGAGGAATAAAAGTACGAATACCAGCAGCAAACGGAGGATTAACACCAACAGTTGTTGCGAATCAAGCCATTGCTACTTCTTTAGGTTTAGGAACTCCTAGTTCATTTGGATTTATACACTATCCAGAAAACTACGTCTTTAACGGACAAATGGCTGCTGCTCAATGGTGTTCGTGTCCAAGTTTAATATTACTCGACCTTCTCACGACCAAAAGATACGGATTTGGGACTCATATAGCTCCCAATCAAGCAAATGATACTGAGCTATATGAAAATTTAGATTTATATAGTTTTGTTGCTGCAAGTAGATATGCAAACGAATTAGTTGATGATGGATTTAGTGGTGAAGAACCAAGGTTTAGTTGCAATGTAAACATACAATCATCTAAAGAAGCATTTGATCTTATAAAAGACTTGGCATCAATAATGAGATGTATTCCAATATGGTCGCAAGGATCTATTTCTATTGTTCAAGATAAACCAACTGATCCTAGCTATTTATTTAGCTTGGCTAATGTAACTCCAGAAGGGTTTAGTTATACAGGTTCTAGTCTTAAGCAAAGACATTCTGTTGTAAGTGTCAGTTATTTTAATATGGATTCAAGAGAGATGGATTTTGAAGTATATGGCGATGGCAATAGTACAGCAGAAGTTAATAGAAGAGCAAAACTAGGAATAGTTTATAAACAGGTTAAAAGTTTTGGTTGTACCTCTAGAGGACAAGCGCAGCGTTTGGCTCGCGCAATAGTTTTCTCAGAGGAACAGGAAAGCGAAGTTATAAATTTTGCAACATCAATGGATGCTGGAGCAATAGTTAGGCCGGGAAGTGTTATTGCTGTGAATGATCCAGTTAGGCAAGGAGATAGAAGATCTGGTCGTATCGCTGCTGCTACGACAACACAAATTACAGTTGATGATACTGCTAATCTTGAAAGCTTTGGAGGTGGTAATGAAAAAGTGAGTGTTATTATGCCTGATGGTACTGTTGAAAAAAAATCTTGTACTGTTGTTGGGGATAAAATAGATCTCACAAGTGCATTAAGTACGACACCTAATGTAAATTCTATTTGGTTATTAGAAAGTGATGGTGAGGGAGAAGAGCCACAAACTTTTAGGGTCGTAAGCGTAGAAGAGCAAGATGGTGTTAATTATTCTATTAGTGCATTAGCTTATAGGTCTGATAAATATACAAACATAGAATCAACAGATTTCCCTACCTTACCAGCAAGAAATATATCTAAGCTTAACGAATTAAAACCAGCACCTACAATAAAATTACCAATATTAGAAGAAGTAGTTGTTGTAAATAATATTGCAATTAATAGATTATTAATATCATGGAAACCTGTTGCTGGTGTTACTCAATATCAAGTTCAATATAGATTTCAAAATTCAAATTGGGTTACTGAGATTGTATTTAGACCGGACATAGAAATTATGAATACGCAAGCTGGAACTTACGATATTAAAATATTTTCTTTTAATGCTGCTGGTCAATTATCTTCCACTCCCTCATCAACACAGTTCCCAGCAGAAGGAAAAAGAGCAGTACCAAATGATGTACAAAATCTTACATTAGAACCTGTAAACGATAAATTAGTTAGATTAAGATGGGATAAATCTATTGATGCAGACGTTTTACATGGAGGTCGAGTCTATATTCGACACTCAAATAAGACTGATGGGACAGGAACTTTTGGTAACTCTGTAGATCTTGTGCAAGCTGCTGCTGGTAATACTACAGAAGCAGTTGTACCAGCCTTAGAGGGTGAGTATATTCTTAAATTTAGAGATGATGGAGAAAGATTTAGTACAGGAGAAACAAGTGTAATTTTAGATTTACCTGACATGGTAGATACACAAGTAATTCTTACAGAAAGAGATGACGATAATAATTATCCGGGTACTAAGACTCGCACAAGCACAACAAGTAACGTTTTAAGTCTTACTAATCCAGCAGCTACTAACGGACTAACAGGAACTTATGACTTTCAAAATACAATAGATTTAGGTGGTGTGTTTTCTCTTAATTTAAAAAGAATATTACAAACAATTGGAGTTGAAATTGGTAATACTATTGAAACACAAATTCCAGATTTACCACCAAGTTTAGGTGGGCCTGCTGGGGGTGGTTGGGATAACTATGCAACAAATGGTAATTTTGATGGTACTGCAATTGAAGATGTTAATGCTCAGATGGTGGTTAGAACAACGCAAACAGATCCATCTGGTTCACCAGCATATTCAGCTTTTAACACTTTTGCAAATGGAACATTTAAGGGTAGAGGCTTTCAATTTAGATTAAATCTAACTTCTGAAAATACAGGTCATAATATTAATGTTATTCAAGCTGGTTTTGTTGCATCATTTGAATCAAGAACTGAAAGAAGTTATCAAACAGGCGGTAGCATATCAACTCTACCTTTGGATCACACAACAAGTATGACTAACGGATTAGATGTAACATTTGCAAAACCATTTTTTGTGGGTACTTCTAGTTTAGGAGGTCTTCGTCAATATAAACCTTCACTTGGAATAACGATAATGGGTGCTGCTGCTGGCGAATATTTTGTAATTAAAACAGATTCAAATGGCGATTTTCTTAATGCAGCAGGGAGCATAGTAACTGGTACAGGATTTAACATAAAAATATTAGATAGTTCAAATAATCCAGTAAATAAAAAATTTACATTCCAAGCTGTCGGTTACGGCAAAGGGGTGTAATATGGAGGAAAGTATTTTTTAAATGGCACAAATAGCAGATAAAGATATTGAGAATAGTTCGGGTGCTGGTGTAAGAACAGACTTAAATAATGCTTTCCCTGCGGTAGCAACAAATAATTTTGGGCCTAAAGCACAGGCTGGTCAAATATTACCATGTGAATTTGTTGCAGATAGTTCTACTTCTAAATTATTAATAAGGTCAACTACAGGAGATGACGGCACTCTTGGTACAACTCCAACGTACTTTGATGTTGGTAATTTAGACGAGGCAAATCTAGGACTTGTGAAAAGGGCTGGAGACACGCTGACAGGACCATTATTAGTAGACGATGGCTCTGGAGCAAGCAGTCCAGCACTATCTTTTGATGGAGACAGCGATACAGGAATTTTTAGGTCAGGTGCTAACACAATGGGTTTTTCTACTGCTGGCACACAAAGAGTTGGTATAAGTAATGCTGGTTTAGATATGCTTAACGCATTGCCAATTAGGTTTCAAGATTCTAGTGGTTCTCCTTTTGTTTCTATACAATCTCCATCTTCTTTATCTGGAAACGTAGCTCTTACTTTACCCTCATCAATTGTAAATGGTGGTTTCTTGAAAACTGACGGATCAGGTAATTTAAGCTTTTCTATTGTTGAGGGTGTACCTACTGGATCTGTTTTTTGTTTAGCTGTTAATACAGTTCCAACAGGTTATGTCAAATGCAATGGAGCATCGTATTCAAGGACAGGAACATATGCTGCTTTGTTTGCTGTTATAGGTACAGCTTATGGTTCTGTTGATAGTAACCATTTTAATGTTCCAGATTTACGAGGTGAATTTGTAAGAGGTTTTGATGATGGTAGAGGAGTTGACTCAGGCAGAAATGTAGGAACATCTCAAGGAGGAGAAAACGCACAGCACAACCACGCAGCATCTTCTAGTGTTTCAGAATCAAGTCATACACACAACATGAGAGGACTTGCTTTAAATGGTGGCTCTGGCTCTGTCGCTATTACACTTGGTTCTGGTCAGTCCTATCAGATAGGATATTCTAATAGTATTTCATCTAGAACATCTGGCTCTGCCACAACAGGTTTATCTGTTAGTACAACTACTTCAAATCAAGGTTCTGAGGCTAGACCAAGAAACATAGCCATGCTCTACATTATTAAAATTTAATTATGGCAATACAACCCGGCACATACAACATGACTGTGCAAAGAAGAGCAGATTTTTCTTTGCAGCTTGTTTTTAAAGATGGTAATAATAATGCTATTAATTTAACTGGATATACAGTATATGCACAATGCTGGGATGAGGGAAGAAATATAAAGTATGGTGATTTTGCAATTACATACACAAATAGAAATACTGGAACTATAGATATATCTTTAACAGATGTACAAACAGCGACTTTTGAGACTGATACGCTTGCATATGATGTTTTGCTAGAAAATACTAGCGGATTGCGAGAGTACTACCTTGAAGGTGTTATAACTATGTCAGAAGGATATACAGCACCATGACCTCAGTTAACATAACAACCACAAAAAATACTGTTACTGTTAATGAAGGTGATACAAGTGTTGTAACTGTTGCAACTCTTGGCCCTCAAGGGCCGGGTTTTGATTTGGAATTAGATCATTCTGGTAAAGTTAACGATTCAATTCTGTACTATGACGGAACTTCTGGTAAAGTTAAATTAGATTCAACTACCACCAAACTTACACTTGTCGATGGGGGTTCATTTTGACACATGGCTAACACAATCCGCATAAAAAGATCTACAGGATCATCAGCACCAACCACACTAGAAAATGCGGAATTAGCAT